GATAACCTAATCCACGTATCCATCTCTGCAATTCCATATAGTTGACAAGATCTTCATCAACTAGAAATCTTAAAGTAAGATCTCCAAATTGAATCTTATCACCAGGAGTTGGAATATTTCTTAGGTATGTTGGTTGCTCTGCAATACCAAGATCCATTGATGGAATATTTGCTTGGTTGCAAAAGAATGCAACACCAGGTGCTCTCTTCAATGAGAACTTAAAACCAACTGGTGATAAAAAGTTTCTATTTTCTATGGGAGTTCCTGGTCTATCAACAGGTGGTTTTCTAGATGCCATTATAAGATACTTTTTAAATATTTAGGTAAAAAAAGAGGGGGTAGTTAAACCCCCTCTTCTTAATCAAAGTGGAACTACTCCACCATCTGGATCTACATCCACTAATTGAGATGGTCTTACACCAAACTCAATTAATTTGAAGTCACGATCTACTTTCTTAAGAATTGCATACTCATCAAGTGCTCTATTCCATTTCTCAATCTCTTCTTTTTGAGATTGGATTACTCTCTCAACATCTTTACTTTTTGTGCCATTTGGAGCAAACAAGTTGATTCTTGTTTTTTTACCATGTTCTAAGAAATCATCTAAAACATGAGTGAAGTTACGAGGTGCGTGAGTTGCATTTATTGTTGCTGCAAATGTGCGACCAACAAATCCATCTCCATCATCTTTACCCTTTGATGCGTAACCAAGTGGTTCTAAGTATTGTGCTGCTTCAGACTCAGTAAATGTTGCAACTGAACCATCGGGGTATGCTTTGTCAAATATCTTGTTGATGATGTCTGATTTTTGTGCATTACTCCATGAATTAGGAATACCATCTAACCAGTTCTTTATATCTTTTTTAGATATAGTTTTTTCCTCATCTGAGTCATTTTCTTTAACCCATTGAATACCTGAGATTATGAAGTCTGCTTTGGTTGCTCTCTTTGCAACAACGTGGTTGTTTGCTCCGAGTCCTATTTCATCTCTTAATTCAGATAATGTGAAACCTTCATTTATCTCGTAAATATCGAAACACCATCTCTCTTGACCTCTCTTCTTAAGTGCCTTGAGTCTAGTGAATCCGTCAATCAAAGTGTATGAAGTTCCAACTTTAATAACGATAGGTGGTAACTGGTCGTATCTTATACCAGAACACAATTCGTTGTATAATGCTGTTGCATGATCGGTATCTGTACCTTCTGATCTTGCTTTGTTTTTTTCGGTTCCTCCACCGACATCGATTCTGTCTACAAAGTCTAAGACAGTTTCAACATATTTTCCTGTGCGGAACTTTCTTCTTGAATCTGCTGATGGCAATAAATTCAAATCAGGGGCGTCACACTTACCCAAATAACATTTAGTCATAATAATAATAGTTTTACTAAACCCTCGTCACAACTACTGTTGCTTCGAGTTGAATTAAGAATAACCTGTTTACAATACCATGTCAACAGTTTGTTGTAAAACTAAATAATTAAAAGATTTTGTGCCATGAAAACGTTTCAACAGTTCCAAGAAGCAATATCTGCAACCCGAAAAGGAAGAGCATTAGGATCTATAGCAGGAACAGATAGACCTCAAGCAACTAAAGCAATGGGTTCTGGTGGATCTGGTCAACGTGGTGGTATGACTATGACACCAGTAACCAGTCTAGGAAGGGATTATAAAGGAGATAAAGTTAAAGTAAAAAAAGAATATGATGCTCAAATTAAAAAAGATCGTAAGGCAGCAGCATTAGATAGAATTAAAGAAAAGATGTAATATCGACTTTCTCACCAATACCTTTAACTGCTTTATCAATCCTATCTTGGGTTATATTGTAGTATTTTTTATCCATTTCAATACCAATAAAATTTCTTCTAGTTCTTTTTGCTGCAATACCAACAGCACCACTACCCATACAAGGATCAAAAACAATATCTTCAGGTTTAGAACTTGCTTGGATTAACCTTTCCATTAATCTAATAGGTTTTGGAGTAGGATGTCCTTTATATTTTTCTGTAGGACACTTCCATACTGCAGATTTGCACCTTTCTTTAATATCAAAATATGCTCCTTTCTTTCTACCATATACACAATTTTCAATACTAGATAGCCACATATGTTGACCATTCATGGGTGAAGGATTATTTTTCTCCCATATACAATGCCTTACTGACATTCCATGTTCTATGAGTCTATTGCGTATATGTGATACTTGAACAGAACCGCAAAATATATAAATGCTACCAGAAGTTACTCTAACAATTTCATCAATAAAATCATCTAACGGAAATGTAATAATATCTGCATGACTCTTATCTAAGTTTCTTAATCCAGCACTTTTACGATTTACTTCATCATAAGGTATATCTGTCAAAGTCAAAGTAATACCCCCATCCTTAAGAGAAGGAAGTATATTCATACAATTATTATTGTAAAGTTTTATTTTACTCATAAGTTTATTATGGCATAAAAAAAGACCCCTGTAAAGGGGTCTTTGTAAGAAATATAAGCATCTAGCTTACATGAGGTTCTTAACTGCAACACGTCTGTAGTAACGGTTTGCATTTTCTGTAAGAACACCAGAACCTTGGGTAAGACCTTGACTGAATGGGTTCTCAACCATTCCGTATCTAGTCTTAAATCCAATTTTCGGTTGGAAACTATTCTCTCCAACTGCACGAACCATCTGTAGTGGAACGTATGGGCAGTAGAACAGACCAGCATCATAAGGTGAAGTACCTTTGTAACCAACAACATAATACTGATTACCACCGTTAGTCTGGGTATTACCAGAAACGTCTAGGTTAGCAGAATATGGGTCGATGTATACTCTATACTTACCTTGAAGAACACCAGCAAATGTATTACCAGTATCATCAACATTAAGGTTAGCATTAAGAGCAGGAGTGTAGTCTAGTACACCAGCCATTGTAAGTGCAGAAGCAACGTCAGCAGAACAAAGGATGATGTTACCCTTTCCACGACGAGTTCTTTGTGCGATTGCGTTAGCATCTCTCTCAATCTGGAATAGAAGTCCTTTGAACTTCTCAACAGACCATCTTCCGTTTGAGTCGATGTCGAGGTCGAAGATACCAGCAGTTGCGGTATTAGAAACAGCACCCTGTTCAGCAACCTTGTAGATACTACGGATAACTTCTCTGTTTATCTCAGCAAGTATCTCTGTAGAAAGGATGTTAGCAAGTTCTGCTTCAGCATTCAATCCGTGGATTGCCTTAAGGTCTTGAGCTAGCTCTAATGAGTACTCAGCTTTAAGTGCTCTGGATCTCGCAGTTACAGTGACTTTCTCGATTGAGAATGCCATCTGGTTGAAAGCAGCAGAACCAGAAGTTCCAAGTGCTTCAGCCTCACTTGTTTCCATACCCTGACCAACGTTATAGTCGGTAGAAGTAGCAGAAGAAGTTGGGTTAAGAACAGATGGGTTAGTTCCTGTTTGGTTAGTTGTACCAAAACCAACGGATGTGTTACCAAATCCAGAGGTGTTGTTATAACTAGCATTCATTCCAGAGAATGCAGTGTCTGCTTCGTTATAGAACGCTTCGGTTCCAGTCTGCTTCTCGTAACGAGAACGCATTGCGAAGATAAGTCCAGTAGGACCAGACATTGGTTGAACACCAGCAAGGTCATATGCGACCAAGTTTGGCATTGAACGTCTAATCAATGAGATTAGAACTGGGTCGAAACCAGCAACAGGACCAGTTGCAGTTGCATTACCACTGAAACCAGCAGGATTACTACCTGCAGAGTTAGCTGGTGCTGCTTCTGTTAGGAGTGAACCGCTATCTTGGAAAGATGCAGATTCTCTTAAAAATTTTTCTTGGTTTTCTAGTAGAACAGCAGTAACCGATCTCTTATGATTGTCTTCGATTTTATCGAGACCCTCATATTCTAGGAGGGGTTTCCACTTTTCGACTAGATGTTCTGATTGGAACATCTTAGTTTACCTAATTAGTGTTTACGTTTGATTAATTTTAAAATCAGTTTTTGAAAGCTGAAAGTGTCTTCAGATAAGATTCC